TGTCGTCTGAATGCAAGCAGATCGTATCGCCGATGGCAAAGCCAGTGGCCGAGGTCAAAGTGATTGATCCATCTCCGATACTAGCAGCAGCAGACAACGTGTTGCTCTGTGCGGCTGCTATCTGACTAACAACGTCATAAGTCTGCATGGGCAGAACAAGTGTCTCGTTGTCGGTTCGTCGAATAGAGACATACGCTGCTCTATTCAGAGCCGTACCAACACGCCTACCCATACGAACATAAACCCAAGCTCCATACTTGGTACGAAGATCGAGTTCAGCTACGTTTGCAGGATTTCGTAGAGTGCCAAGAGTCGCTGTAGCCAGAACAACAGGTGCTTCGACTTGTACGAATGTTGAAGTTGTTTTTGTTACTAAGGCCATTTCTACATTGCTCCTCTAGCGGCTGCTACTGCGCCATCACAAATACTCCCAATCCCGACATGATCCACCCATCGGATCTCCACATTCGCCATGGCTTCAAGCTCCATGCGATGAGATACATCCATCGCGCTATAGAATACCAAGCCATCAAGCATCTGTTTTACTTCCGGGTCGTCCATATCAACGATCTTAAATCTAGCGGCTGGATCATCAATCCAAGCTCTCACGTTACGACAGAGTTTGCGAAACGTCGAATCGGAAGCATTGCATCCTTCCTCGACGTTCGCGTAATACTGTCTGACGACGGCGTGCATTTTGACGTTTTCAGTCGGTATGGGTCGGCGAACTATGACTTTTTTTGCCATAATCGCATCTGCTGCTTGCTGATGGCTCAAATCCCAGTACTCAGGCTTCTGTAATTCTTGAATCAATGGAGAAACCATCGCATCACCTACCTGCGTTCCAGCTTTCATAAGAAAAATAGCCAGTGATTATTTTTTTTGACTGGCCCTCAGAGACTTCAAAAACAGGCACAACCGCATAGTTGTGATCAGTAGAAAATGCGATCGAATACCCTTCTTGCCTAAACTTAGGAGCCTCGATAGCAAGCCAACGATCACACCACACGCAACCAGGACGCGTGAACATTATGATCTCTTTCTTTGGAGTCTCACGCATCGGAGGCTTATTTCGAAGCATCTCTTGATACGCTAATTCCAAGGCTAAAATCTGCTCGTCCGGCTCGTCAGTCTTGGAAACGTTTCCAAACTCGATCGTCGAAAACAGCCAAGCAATGCTCGCAAGACTTACCCCGCAAGCTACGCCGCCAAGACCAGCCAGCAGAGTCTTTCGATCCATCAGCGAACCTCTCGGAAGTGCAAATTGATAGTGGTTTCTGGAGTCTGATTCGATGCCGCAACGACACGAATTTTCGTCTTAAATCCGGTATGCGACGCAAGGAAAACAGCCGAGTTGACAGCAATGAACCTCGCAGTCGATCCGATACTCGTCGAGTGCAACGTCGCTGAATCAACACCGTACACAGGCAGGTAGGTCGATCCACCGTCAAAGCTGATTTCATACGAAACCGTCGCGCCGGTCATGCTCGCAGGAATCGAGATCCCACAAAGAACGCGACGCTCTGGAATATCAACCGCACCGCTAGTCGCCTGACCAGCAGGAATCACAACTGGAATTCTTTGCATCACGCCCTCTTAGGTATAGACCTGCGATTCGATTTCCCAACTACCGTCCTCGTCATCCAGTGCAGCCTGAACCTCAGCCTCGCGCAAGATCGCCTCATCAAGCATCTTTAGCTCCTCTAAGAGCGACCGACGATAACCAACATGATCGACCGTCGTTCCACCGTCTGCGGTGTTCGCGTTCGGCTTGCCTCCGATCGTCGAAACGGTCATCGCAGCCAATTGTGCCGCGACCGTCGCCCGTCTGGTTCTGAGATCCTCTAATACGCCCATTCTGCACCTCGAACCGCAATCATAAACAGAATTTGCTTAGTTACAGACCAAGCCGACGCATATCGTCCGCATCGACCAACGCCTGCTCCTCCGGACTTAGCATCGTTCCACGCTCGGCCTTCGATCGCAGCGCCGCAAGCATCAACGCCTGCTTTCGTCGTTCCTCGCGCTTTGCATCCAGGCACTTCGCACCCAAAGGATGCTTGACAGGATCGACCTGCTTGCCAGGGTTCTCAGGACTCGGAGTTGTTGCAACATACCACCGGATCGCCTCAGACTCGTCACAAGCTCGTATACGCTTCACAGGCAGCGATGAATCCTTCTTGGCCGGTGTAACCTCGAACTCGTATCCATCGCCCACACAGACCGCTTCTGACGGTCTAACAGGCCGTACCGCCGATGAATCCTCAGCAGCACGAATCGACTCCTCACGCTCAGCGATTACCTTCTCGCGCTCTTTCAAACTCGCCTCGGCTTGCTCAAGCCTCGCGATTCGTTCCTCGATCGACAACTGCTCTTTTTCTTTCGCCATTCTTAAACTCCTGAGATCATGGAAAAAACGGAACGCTTAGATTCTAGTCATCGAAACGTCGATACGCTACAGGCACAAAAAAACCGCCCAGGTTTCCCCAGGCGGTCTCTGCTCCTCCCACAATCCGTGGACGCGATCGAATCCTTCGATTAGGTGCATTTCGCCATTTTGAGACGCTCACGGACACCAGCAGCGCCACGCTCGGATGCCTTGAACCGAGCAACGATGTCACGGGTGAAACCGACTTCGGAATTCTCGTCCGATTGGGTAACCGTCAAAGGCCAGTTCTGCATGTAGACGAAAGCCTCCTTCGGAGCACCAGCAAACCAAGTCGAATCCGAACTGGTTCGTTGCTTAACGTACTGACCGGTCAAAACTCGTGGTTGTCCGGAAACACTGTTCCCGTTGACATACGTTTGGTTGTTGCCGGTGTTGGTCGCTTGGCGAGTCATCGTCGCGTTCATGATTCGACCAGCAAGCATCTCCAAAGCCTTCGGAACAACGATCGTGTCGATATTGATCGCGATCGGTTCGCCGGTGATCGGATCGGTCATCGCGTTGAACTTCTGAGCAACCGTGTCGATCGAAGTCCAGTCGGCCAACGTGTTCGAAACCGTGTTGTCGGCAGCGTAGGTAGCCTGAGCAGCACCACCGTTGCGACGGTACACGGTCGAGATCCCGAGAACAACGTCGAGGATTCGCTTCTCGCGATTGACCGCAACTCGCTCACCGACTCGACCGCACTCGCTCATCAGAACGCCGGTGCGATCGAAGTAGATCGCTTCGCGGGTGACATTGAGGATCAAACCACGCTTGATCGTTTCTGGAGTATCGACGTACTCCTCACCGAGCACAGCGTTCGGGTATTCTTGACCCTCGTTGACCACATCGAGATCATCGCCAAGACGACCGACACCAGGAATCCGTTCACCGGAGAACTGAGTCTGGATCACTTCGACAAGCTGATCACCGATCAACCCTGGTTGGTTGAACCCGTTCAGAGTCGCCGTGTACATGATCTGACCGATGATGTTGGCGAACTGGCTCGTATCGACAAGCTCAGCCGATTCCTGGATTTGATATCCACCACCAGAAGCAGGTCGCAGCATGTTTGCTGCCTCGCGTCCGTCTGGTACGAACTGCTCGAACAACTGACGCAGCGACCAGCGCGAAGCCAAGTCATGAGCGTCAGCCTTCAAGCTCTCCTGGAAATCAGCCATGAAGCGATCGAACTTCCGATCCCTTGCTGCCGCCTCGTACAACCGCCGTAGTTCTTGGTGACGACGGGTTTTTGCGTCTACTCGCATCGTAAAAAAACCTTCCTCAAAAGTGACAAACAACCGTCGCCACTGCTACAGGCAGTGACTACTCAGATTGATGACAAACAACAGCGTCGGCCTTCAAAGCCTGCTGATTTGCCGAGCCGTTTTTAACACCGACAGCAGCCGAGATTTCGGTCGCGTTGGCGTAGGTTCGATCGAGCATCTTGTAGACGGTCGATCCGTTGATCTTGAACACAACATCGACCAGCGTCGAAGTCTTTGGAACGATATCGATTTCGAGCAATTGGAAAGCTGCACCACCGGCAACGTTCGCCTGCTTGTTGAGCGAATTGGTAGCGGTCAACTCAGCGATCGTTTGCGTCGATCCGTCCGAGTAGATCACATGCCAGTTGACGTTCCCATCCTTGCAGAAAAACCCTGCACCGGAAAAGCTCGACTTGGGACCGCCGCCGTTGTCTTGCAGAGCATTGGCAGCAACCGCATCCATCAAGCCAAAGAACACGTTCGCAGCGTTCGTCGCGGCTTGGGTGAACTGCAACAGACCACCCAAAGCGATCGCCTTACCAGCAGCGATCTTGAAAATCTCTTTGGTGGAGATATACGCCTCGTCGTTATCGGCAACCGTTCCGTCAGACGGACTCAGCGTGACCACGCCGCCGACCTCATCACCAACAGCAGCAGTACCGCTATCGGTCAGAGTCGAAGTCCATCGAGCCGAATTCAGCCCATCGAAGTGTTCAACGAACCCGAATGTTCGCGTCCATTTTTGAGCCGCGTCAGGTAGTAGTAAGCCTTTCATTTTCAATCCTCTTATTAGGTAGAGTAACCAGGAAAAACGCCGCAGGAACGACTAGCCCAACAGCCTCGAAAATTCTTCAACGCTCGACGGATACTGAACCGCAGCCGATTCAGTCATCACCGATCCGGTACGCACCGGTCGCTTGGCTCCCAGGGTAGATCCACGCCAAGTCTTCACAAGCTCGACCCTCTCGGATTCTTGCAATGGAAGCAGGGCTTTGATCTTGACCTCGGAGGGTTCAACCTGGGACTCGATCAGCAATTCCTTGCAACTTGATCGGTGCAGCTTTTCCTCAAGCGAAGCAATCTTTCGTTTGTAGGACTCCTCCATCTCAGCATCCATCTCGCCCCCTTCGCCCTGCATCGCAGGAGCTTGACCAGCCATTGCCTCCGATGCCTTATCGCTCACCGCAAGCATCAGCTTTAGCTTGGCCAGCTTTCCAGGAGCATCGAGGGAATCGTCGTCAAGAACCTTCATCATCGCAGCCTTGAACGCACTCTTGATTCCTTCCACCGGATCGGATTCGTAACCGCCTTCGCCGTACCCTTCCTCGACCATGCTTTTGTCGCTCGGACCAGCATCCATCTCCATCTTTTTCAGATCCGGATATTGGTCCATTGCTTCCATCAAAACCTCGCAGACCTCTGCCTCCGCGTAATTCTTTGGCTGGTAGTTCTCAACAAGTGCTTCGATTGTCTTGGTCACTTTTTTTGCTCCAATTTCTTTGTTTCTTTGAACCAGTGGAATCAGCTTACCTTGAATATGCTCACTCAAAAAAAAAGCGTGCACCTTACTTTCAACCTGGGCCAAATGGACTACGACCGCTTCTTGACCTCTTTTGCTTCGTTGGTTTGGCCATGAACATATCTCTTTGCTCCTCGGGCCATTCGATACCGGATTCAGGTTTAGTTTTAATCGCTTTCGGTTGCTGAGTAGCACTCACCTTTTTAATCGCATTTCGAATCGTCGTTGCTTTCGCTGTAAGCGGATCGCCCTTACGCATCATCGCATTGCCTTTTGCGTACAGTTTATCCGACTGCGGTCCCCAAACCTGATTGCTTTGGCTGATCAGATCGTTGCCTTTATCGTAGAACTTATTCGCCATTTTGTCATAGCGATCAGCACGACGTTCAGCCCGTTTGATCTTGTCTCCCTTAGTCAATTTGGACTGCATCGGAGTCTTTTTAGGTGCAGGTGCTTGCGATGGTTTTCCATCGTTAATCATCCCGTCACCATCACCGTCCTTTACCTCAAGCAGAGCGAGTCTTGATCTCCTAATCTCGGATCGTATTTCTCGAAGCGAAGCACAAGAGGAATTGACTTGAACGCTTTCCTTCTTAGACGATGTGTGATAATCAGTTATCGGCCTCGCGTTAAAATACTTAGCTTGCGATCTTTCGAAATCCATTGATCCGTACTCAGATCGTTTTTCATGATCTTTAGCTCGATTCAAGGCATCACTTACCATCCTCGCTTTGTTCGCAGCAGCCGCTTTTCCTTCTTTCGACCCTAGCCAAGCGCTCAGCCCGTTGTCTTTCCCCTCCTCATAGGGAGGGAATTTTTTCGGAGTCTTGAAGTGTTTTTTCATGTGCTCATCAACAGCAGCCTTCGCTTCTGCTTGTATCTTCTGAGACACTGGTGGCCTGATTGTTTTTACGCCACCCTTCGATTTCCGCTTGCACGAGTTATCAACGCCGCCTCCCTTACCTGTCGGGCAGCGAACCTCCTGGACATTATCAACGCACTCAAACAGCCCGTTATTCGTCGCAGGCTCAGCAACCACATCGACCGAACGGATCTCGAATAGCTCGATGACGCGACGCTCACCATCAATCACCTGCTCGTCACCAGCCGCATCATGCGACAGCCCAAACGTATCAGGGAACCGATCAGCAGCCTCGATCAACTGCGGTGTCATCGGATGGTTTTTGAGGTAGTGCAGATCGGCATAAACCGACCCGTCAGCGTACCGAGCATTTCGCAGCACACCCCAACGATCTTGGATCTGTCGATCAGGAACCGCCCGACTTCCAGACTCGATCCGTTGGTGGTTCAGATTCACGGTCACGCCTTCGTACATCGGGACTGCACGCCGAATAGCAGCATCCTCGTAGATGCGACCGTTGCGAGACTTCGGACCGAGAACCTTCACGCCGTAAATGACTCCGGCCTCAGTGTCGATCCGATCAAAACCTTTTTCCGACTCTCTTAGAAATTCGTTCATGGTGAAAATCCTAACAAATCACTGCTCATTCAAAAAGTACATCAGATAGCACCGACAACGCGGGTGAGCAGGTGGACCAAAAACGAAATCCTCGACCCACTGCGAACTCGGTTGATTGTGTAGCGGACCGCAAACCGGACACACTCGCTCGTCTCGCTTCGTGATCCATACAGCATCAACGTCCACTCCTAAACGACGCATCTCATCGACCACGCTACGTTCACCGATCGTTATCGCGCTCGTCGTCTCGGTGATCGAGATATTCTCGGCTCGTGAATCAGTCAGCAGGCGATCCCTAACCCACTCGTCGAAATCGCCCTCACCGTCCCATTCGTCGTACCACGTTTCGTTCGTGTCAGATAGCTGATCACCCAACTCGTCTACTTGATCTCGCGCACGCTGACGGGAACGACGCATAAGGTCACGATAGTCAGAACCTCGCTGACGAAGCGTATCACCCATAACGCTCGCCACTCGATCGTCATCGCCAAACAAAAGCAGCATCGCAATAATCACGCGACGGTGTAGTTCTTCTAGCACAGGACCGATGTACTTCGCCAACGCCTTTTTGATCGCCTCGTTGATCGCCTCTAGGCCACCAGCCGCAGCAGCAAGAGCCGCAGCGAATACTTCCTGCATCCCCTTCTTGATTTCTTCCTCGTAGACGAATCGGTACTTAGGATCAGGCATTAGGGATAATCCTTCCAGCGTTCTAGAATCGCTCTTTGCCGACCGGAAAGATTCATCGACTCTGTGATGTTTCCCTTGCGGAGATCATCAGAGGGACCGTGGTACAGGATTTCCCATCCAAGCATCTTCGATAGATACTCAGCCTTCTGGATATAGATATCCGGAAACGGAGCGTCCTCGAAATCAGTCAGGATGCTATTTGCAAGCGTAAGATACGGCTCGCTCGACGCAGTAACCGTCTGATCTTCCTCTATCGCAATCCAGTTGTCGTCCTTCTCAATTACGATCATTAGTCGGCCTCGCCTTTCATCCACTGAGCCACAAAATCAAAGTGCGCGCTATCGTTTACAAGAAAGAACGCAGGGGATTCGATCAGACGGGTGATGCCCATCGTAATCACTTCGGAAGCACCTTCCTGCGGATAGAGCTTTCTCGCATAGTTGCGATGCGTATTGTTTTCGTTGTGGCTATCCTTTTGTCCAGCGTAAACCTCTAGTCCGTGCCATTCCTTCGGGGTGTTTTTCGGATCCTTTTCGATCGCAGCTTTTACTTGACTCCAAGTCGCAAACGTCGGATGGACCTCTAGGCGGTCGCCAGCCTCAGCAGCAACTAGAGCTTTCGACCGAACTGCTGTAGGAGTCATGGTTCCTGGCCAGCTAGACAACTGCTCAAGATGGTGTCCGATTTCGTGAGCGATCGTCGCTACGCTCGACGTTGGTGATATAAAGACTGTCCCCTGGTTGTCGTAGTACGCGCGATCGATATCAGGTCTCACTTCAATCTTGACGTTCGGGTTACTAATCGATTTGCGATCAGAGATAACCGATTCAAGAAACTTTTTAGCTGCAACATATTTCTCGGTGATTTTAGCAGCAGCACTTTGCGAGATCGATTTATCGAACTTAAGTGATGCTGTGATCTTGATTCCGTTCTCAACCCCAAGGTGTTTCTTGACAACCTCGGAAACTCGATCACGGTACCCGAACTCCTCTGCCGCTTTTAGGTTGTCAACAACTGCTATTCCTAGCTGGTCCATCTCTAACCTAGAGGAACTGAGTTTTCGATGTAACTCTTTCTCCTCGTCAAGAGTCTTAAACGATTTCGAGTTTATGGCCTTTTCAGTATCAGCGATCTGACTTGCAAGAGATACCCGTCTTAATTGAATATCCAGTCGCTCTTTATCGAGTTTTTCCCTACGGATCTCGATATCGTCAAGATCCCTAAGCATATTCGCTCTCGTCGCGCTGAACTTTGAATCTCGTTTCAAGATCCTTTCCTTTTCGCTCTCGATCATACCGCCTAGCATATATTTGGTGATCGATTGTTTGACTGCATCTGATTTCCACGATTCGATCTTTGCATCAAGCCCTTGACCGAACCTAGCTCGGATCGACTCTGGCATCCATTTTTCGCTTAGGTATGGACGCAGAGCAACGTCAGGCACCTCGCGGTTATCCTTGATCGCATTGCGGACACCCTTAGCGTGTTCGTTTCTCAGCCCTTGCACTAGAGCTTTTTGCTCATCTGGTGAACCTGTTAGCCAAACTTGGAATTTCGCTTTTGCTTTCTCCATCTCCTTCGTCAGCCGAGCGACTTCTTGCTCACCCTCGAAGCCCGTTACTGGATCAACGCCACCATCCTGAATGAATTTCAGTTTTCGTTGAAATTCTTGATATTCATCCGAACGCTTCCAGTGAGTCGCCTTAATTATCATTGTTTTGCCAAGTAGCTGAGCATAGTCATCTTGCGACATTCGTATGCGATTGAATCGCAACGCTCGCTCGTGAGCATCAAGATCCTCTTTGCTCATCTCGAATAATACTCCAGGATCAATATCGAAGCGTTTTACGATGTCATCTTGGTTTTCACCCTTCTTTTTTTTTGATTTCTTCTCAGCAGCAGCCGGGGACGATACTCGTGGCGCAGGAGTGTTTTGTTGTGACGCATTTTTCTTACGTCTAGAACTACAACTATTATCTACACCGCCACCCTTACCAGTCTTGCAGAACGCCTCGGTTAGTTTTTCATCTCCATTGACAGAAAAATTCTCAACCGATTCTTTTTTTCCACGACCGTCCATGATCGCATTAAATTTCTTTTGCCACTCGGTAGGCTCTTTATTGGTTTTCCAAGACGCATATGCCTCAGCCCAAACCTCCTGATTTTGCTTCGCCTTGTCCTGAAACGCATACCTGGATTGCAACTGCTGAGAGGTAGGAGGGTTTTGCTTTACGAAGGTTTTTGCCGCTGAAACACCCCATGAATACTGCATTTCGAACGGTGCCAAATCAACCACATGGCCTAGCTCGTGATGCATCACGCCTAGAAACCCTTCTCGGCTTGCTAGAAATCCTGACTTCTGTGATTTCTCTATCTGCTTGGAAAACTTTGCGAATTTGGCACTTTTCATCTGATCTGGATCGATCAATACAGTAATCGATGCTCCAGATTTCCTAACAGTAAACGGAACGTCAGCAGGCAGCTTTTCAGCTTTCACCCCACTGATCGCTTTCTCGATACCAGGGAAATTTTGTTTCAATTCCTGTAATCCATCATGCAATCCAGTCATCGCAACTGGATCAATCTCGTTGAGCCTGTCTGCGCCGATCACATTGAATCCGGCTTTGCGGAGATCGTCGGCTGTCTTAATCAACTTCTTGCCACCGTCTCGATTAGGATCAACCGGACGTTCCGATGGCTTTCCGTCATTTACAAGACCATCTCCGTCTCCGTCCTTTTCTTCGCGTAGACCACGGAACGATTCACTAACCGCTTTTGGAACTTTAATCCAGGCGATCTCGTTTTCACCTTGATAGCCAAACGCCTGCCCAAAACCACCAAGAACACGATAGCCTTTAGATTTCAGTTCATCATAGGACCACGATCGATCAGGTGAAAACTTTGGTTGAGCAGCACCAGTCACCGAGTAAGATTGACCACCCTCAGATCGCGTGCTTGTAGGCATAACAGCCTTCTCTGCACCCTTGCGATAGAATCGCATTGGTTCAAATTTGTACTGCCACGCTTCGCGCTCATCAAAGTACGCCTTTGGAGTCGGGTAATCCTCTGTGTCGATCATCCCGTTTTTGTGCATCCATTCGACATGACGCATCTGTTCCGCAGCCAAACGATCCATGTGCTGCTGACCGACTCCACCGTTCCACGCTTCGATCGCAGCTTCCTCAATTGCAATACTCGCCCTGATCGTTTTTCCAAGATCATTATCAGCCGCGACATTTTCAGCGAACTTTGCATCAGCCTCAGCTTGTTGATCCCCACCAAAGCGGTGTCCATCACGTAGCGATTCAAACTCAGCAATTCCAGATTCTGTCGCGCCCGCATTGAGTAATTCCTGCTTGAGAATGCCGCTGAATGGACTATGGCCATACTGTAGCAAATTTGCAACAACCGCCTCGGAAGCCTTGATGGATGGAGTCTTGACAGAATCAGATGCCCTTTTATTCCACTTGCAAGAATTATCAATACCACCTTTTTTCCCAGTTGGGCATCGAGCCTCCTGCAGCGCCGGATTCGTTTTCAGCAGCCATGCCTCACGCACGAACGTTCGACCGTCCCAAGGAACCTCGCCGGTTTGAAACGACTCCTTGAGCAACTTGGTCACGCTCGGTTTTGACCAGAATCGACACGACCAGTATCGAGCCTTCCACTTCGGACCTGGATCCTGGCAATTGTGCCGCGCACGGAACCCTCGACGCTTACCCGGGTCATCACGTTTAATCCGCATTTTCGGATCACCGAACGGCAACTTAATCACATTGCCCTTGGCGTTCTTAACGTATACGCCGAATTTCTTAGGACCGCCTGGAGTACGGAACGGCTTATTGAGCGTTTTCTTTTCAGCCTCGGTCATGCTTTCCGGTGGCAACGAATCGATCTGACCATCCGAAGCATCACGCAGCATCGTTTCGATATCAGGCTCAGGCATCCCGATCGCACGCAGCAGAACCTTTGCGACTGAACGACGCGTCTTTCCATTGGCAAAATCAGTCAATACATCAGCAACAGCCTTGCGATTTCGTTGCCATTGGAGCCTCGAAAGACCTAGCCACTTTCCGTCCTCGTTGGAAACGTTTCCAAGATCCGATGGTGATTCCCCTTGTTTTCCTTGAGCCGCAGGTTGACCCGCAGCGCCGGGTTGTTGTTCCGCACCGCCGACCTTTAGCCCGTTGGCTGTTTCCGTGTCGATATCTCGGCCAAGCTCGTTGATACAGGTTTTGTCCGATACCCATCCGTTCTGCTTTTGAATCTGCAAAGCCTGAGCAGTCTTTAGAGGATCCAGCGGAATGATTCGTGACGGAATCACCTCGACGGTCAGAACCTGTTCGATCTTCTCCCAAGTATCGAAACCAGCGAACGCGAACCGTCGCTTGTTTGCCCCTTGCCGGATGATCTTTAGCAGCATTTCCCGCATACGCTCTTTGCGTTGAGCCTGCTCAGCCATACGACCCTGCATGAACGGACCTTCGGCCACAAGCGCCGATGCGAAATTGTTGTTTTCGTAGGAACCAGTCAGCATCCCCTCGGGGAACGCGTGAACGCTACCAACCAACCTCAACGCCGCTTCCATCACGGAAATGTAAATGTCCGAGTTGTTCGATCCGAGCAGACCAGCCTTGTACTGCTGACCCTCCGGAACATCGAGACGCGTACCTGGAAGCATACGCCGCCGACGCTGAGCCAAGCCGGTCAATGGATCCACCTTTCCTGTCGGTGGCGCGAATCGTTTCACGATGTTGTCGGCCTGCCGCTGAGTGCCATCACGGTGCTCCACGATGTACG